TAGCTTATGTAATACAACCAATACAAAACTCAAAAATGTATCACGTAATTAAGTTTCAAATATCAGACAACTTAAAGATATATACTTTTGAAATAGATAAAACAAAAATAGAATTTACAGAATATGAAGCATCTAAAAAGGTTATGGAATTATACACACAACATTCTAAAAGATTTAGTAAATGAAAGATAGTATAGTAGAATCAGTTATAGAGCAATTTAAACAACGTTCTGAAGTAGGTAAAGTTAAATATGGTATAACATTAGACAGAACAGATTTAACACGTTTAGAATGGCTAAATCACGCTCAACAAGAAGCAATGGATATGATATTATATTTAGAAAAATTAAAACAATATGACAAAGAGTAAACAATCAGCATTACAAAGAATCCAACGTATAATGAAATTCAATTATAACAGGGGATTAAACTCGGAAAGAGTTAATGAAATATACCGTAAAATAATAAATGAAAAGCTATCCGTAAAAAGATAGTTTTTTTTTGTGTTAATTTTATGTTAAAATGTTTTTTATAAACAAATAATGTTTATATTTGCATATAACAATTTAAAAAACAAACAAAATGGACAAACTACAAATTTTATTCAAATTAGAAACTTGCATTTCTATTTTAGAAAACACAGACAATGTTTATGTACGTAAACAATTAGAATTAATTGCTAATGCATTAGTAAAAGACTGGAATGAATCAGAAGCTTATGCACAACAAATTAGAGAAATATTAAATGTTGATGAAACTTATAATAATTTAGATAACTTGAGAATATGAATGAAGCTGCATACTTTACAATACAATCTAAAGTACAGGGATTAGATAGAGAATTGTTCCAATACATAAATGAATTAATGTCTGGACAAAGTTTAACATCTGATGACCATTTAAAGATAATGATTGATAGTACAGAAAGAGAATTAGCAACATACGATTACATACTAAAACTAATAATAAACAATGGAAACAACAATTAAAACATTCGACAACAAGATTTGGGATAAACAAGAACTAATAGACAATATGTACAACGATGAGTTTTACTATGGTTATTTAGGTAAACAAGCTTTATCTTCATCAAGTCTTAAAATGGTATTATCAAGTCCTAAAACGTATAAATACGTAACAAAGTACGGACAAAGTGAAACACAACCTTTAAGAGATGGTAAACTATTCCACACAATGATTTTAGAGCCACATAAGATAGATGAATTAACAATAGTAGATGTAGCAACAAAAGCAGGAAAAGCATACAAAGAAGCAAAAGCAGAAGGATTAGAAGTTTACACTACAAATGAGATTAAAGCAGCAGAACGTTTAGCTGATGCAATATTAAGAAACGATGAAGCTGTACACTATATGTCTAAAGCACAATTTGAGATACCAGAAATAGCAATGATTGATGGAATACCTTTTAGAGCTAAAGCAGATATATTAAAAGACAATCAAATAGTAGATTTAAAAACAACTACAGGATTAAATGAATTTAGATATTCAGCAGATAAATACAGTTATGATTTACAAGCGTATCTATACAGGGAAATGTTTAATGTAGATGAGTTTGTTTTTGTATGTATTGACAAAGGAAGTTTAGACATTGGAATATTTGAATGTTCAGATGAATTTTATGAAAAAGGTAAAAGAAAACTTGAACAAGGAATAGCAAACTATAAATACTTCTTTGGACAAGGTACCGCTGTAGATTTAAATCAATATGTATTAAGAGGAGTATTGTAATGGAAATAACAGAAAGAATAAAACAGATAATAAAGCAAGAAACAAATATAGATGTTTGTAAAAGCAGTAGGAAACATAATATAATTGAAGCAAGAGCATTATACTTTCATTCAATTAAACATTTTAAACCTAAAATGACATTACAAGAAATGGCTGATTCAGTAAATAAGAATCACGCTACTGTAATACATTCACTAAACAACTATTCTATGTACGAAAAGTTTAACGATGAATTAAGATATTTAAAAAACATAATTATAAATCAAATGGAAGAAGAAAACGTTTTAAATACAGAAGATAACAATCAGTTAAGATTAGAACTTAAAAAAAGAACTTTAAAAATATCAGAACTGCAAATTAAATTAGAGGAAAGTAATTTAAGAATAAAACAAATGGAAAAAGCAAGATACGAATACAAAATAATAGAACGCTTAACTAACCTTCTTAATGAAACAAAAGGAACAGAACATCAAGAAGTAATGATACTACGTTTAGAAGCTATCTACGATATGAATATGAAAGTAATAGAACATAATAAAAACAAATAAGATGCCAGATATAACAATGTGTTCAGGAAACAACTGTGAATTATCTTCTATGTGCTATAGATATAAAGCAGAACCAAGTAAGTTTAGACAATCTTGGTTTATGTATCCTCCTAATAAAGGATTAGAATGTGAATACTTCTGGGAATATAAAACTGATGAAGAATGAAATATATATTAGTGTTATTAGCTTATGAATTTATAAGGTCAAAAATGATTTGGCTATGGTATTATTTAATTAAAAAAGGAACAGAATAATGGAAGCAAGATTAACATTTATTTTACCCGAAGAATTATCAGATTTTTATAGAGCAACACAGTCTTTAAATATGGCTTGTGCTTTATTTGATATATTACAATTGCGTAAGACTACGGAAAGAAGATTTGAAGGTATAGATAATACTCATAATGATGTATTTGATGGAATAGACGCAATGGCAGAAGGAATTGCACAAATATTTGAGGAGCATAATATTAATGTTGATAAACTAATAGAATGAAACCAATTCATAAACTAAATGGAGGAATAGGTGCTACACTATGTCACTTATGTAGTATAATAATAAATACAGGTGCTACTCAAGACTTGTATTGTGATAAATGTTTATCTGAAAGAATTGTAACTGATTCTGAATTTAAACAAATAAAAGAAAGAGCAAATAATTTAATGAGATTGAAAAAAGGATTTAAAGATAAACAATAATAGATTTTATTTATTTTTAATTCAATAATAATTACTTTTTTGAATATGGAAGATAAAAGAAAATACAACGGTGGTAATAAAAATGCTGGACGTAAACCAAAAGTAGAAGAACAAAAAGTAAACAATATCTTTTTAAAAGCATTAGGTGAACTTTACAATAAAGATACAGAAGAAGAAACAAAGATAGCATTTGTTAAATCTACACTAATGGAATCACAAAGAGGACAGTTGTTTATTGCTGAACATATATTTGGTAAGCCAAAAGAAATTATTGAAGCTACACACAACGTAAATGATTTTAACATAAAAGATATATTTAAAATTGGAAATAAATCTGAATGAAAAGTATAATCTATTAGGAAGTGATAGTAGGTACTTTGTAATTACAGGTGGAAGGGGTTCAGGGAAATCATATTCTTTGAACTCGTTTCTTCTGTTATTAACTTATGAAGTAGGACACGTTATATTATTTACAAGATATACTTTAACTTCTGCAAACGTTTCTATTATTCCTGAATTTATAGATAAGATTGAAACAGCTAATTTAAGCCACGAATTTTATATTACGAAGGATGAAATAGTAAATCTAAAAACAGGTTCTAAAATACTCTTTAAAGGTATTAAAACAAGTAGTGGCACACAGACTGCAAGTTTAAAATCATTAGCTGGAGTTACAACTTGGGTATTAGATGAAGCAGAAGAATTAAATGATGAAGAAATATTTGAAAAGATTGATTTTAGTATAAGAACTAAAGGAATACAAAATAGAGTTTTATTAGTCTTAAATCCTGCAACAAAAGAACATTTCATTTATAAGAAATTCTTTGAAGATAAAGGAATACAATCAGGAAGTAATTTAATCAAAGGAGATACAACTTATATCCATACAACATACGAGGACAATATAGAAAACCTTTCTGAATCATTTATCAATCAGATTGAAAATATAAAGTTAAGGAGACCAGAAAAGTATAAACATCAAATATTGGGTGGATGGTTAGATAAAGCTGAAGGAGTTATATTTACTAACTGGACTATTGGAGAATATAAACAAATAGGTAAAAGTATATTCGGTCAAGATTATGGATTTGCTGCAGATGAATCAACTTTATTAGAATGTAATATAGATAGTTCTAATAAACGAATTTATATTAATGAAAGGTTTTATTTAAAAGGGTTAACAACATCACAGATATATCAATTAAATAAACAACACGCTAATGATGGTTTAATAGTTGCTGATTCAGCAGAACCAAGATTAATAAGTGAATTAGCTACATTAGGTTTAAATATAGTACCTGCAATTAAAGGACCAGATTCTGTTACTTATGGTATTAGTGTATTACAAGATTATGATTTAATAGTTTCACCTGAATCAATTAATTTAATAAGAGAATTAAATAATTATTGTTGGTTAGAAAGAAAGTCAAAAACACCACAGGATGCACACAATCATTTGCTTGACCCATTAAGATATGCAGTTACATATCAATTAGGAAATGCTAATAAAGGAAATTATTTTATATATTAAAATTGTATATATTTGTATAATATTAAACTAAAAATTAATTATGAGTTACGGACAAATGATTGCAGTAATACAATGTTATATACATCACAAAAAGAATGTAGAAGTGGTTATTAATTTACCAAGAAATATAGGTGAGATTAGAAAGATGCAGGAAATGTATAAGGTTGCAAGTTCTTATTTGAAAAGTTAAATAAAAGTTAAATGTATTATATTTAAAACAAAATGATTATATTTGTACATAATATAAAACAAACACTATGAAACAATACGAAGTTAAAGGTTGGTACAGATATGCCGACAACGAGAAAGATTATGAGTATGCTAAAATAATAGCAGAAAACGAACAAATGGTTATCACATTATTCAGAGATATGTTTAAACAAAACTTCTTTGCAATAGATATAAAAGAAATTAGTTAAGCTGTGTAAAGCGTTGGAACTTATAATCCATTAGAAACTAAATGTAATTCAAAACCCTGATAAATAAAAAATCCCGCCGTCAATTACAGGGAGCAAGGCGGATTGGAATTACAAATTAAGACTTACAGAAATGTAGGTCTTTTTTTTGTTTAATACAATTTATACTTTATTTTATTATTATAAAAAAATAAACAAATGAAGTTAGAAATAACAATACCAACAAAATTAAGTGAAATAAAACTTTCACAATATCAGGCTTTTTTAAAGATAGCTAAAGACAATGAAGATTCAGAATTTCTACATCAAAAGATGGTACAGATATTTTGTGGAATAGATTTAAAAGAGGTTGCACAGATTAAATATAAAGATGTAAATGATATAACTACATCTATTGGAAATATGTTTAACCAGAATCATTCTTTTATACCTACGTTTAAAATGGGAGGAACTGAATTCGGTTTCATTCCTAATTTAGATGATATGACATTTGGGGAATATACTGATTTAGATACTTATATTACTGATTGGGATGAGATACATAAAGCAATGGCAGTATTGTATAGACCAATTAAAAAGAAAGGCTTAAATGGCACGTATGAGATTGAAGATTACAATGGAAGTATAACTTACGCAGAGGTTATGAAGTTTGCTCCATTAGATGTTTGTTTAGGTGCTACTGTTTTTTTTTATCGTTTAGGCAACGAATTATTGAAAGCTACGATAGCTTATTTGGAGAAGGACAAGGAGGTACAGAATATTCTGCAACGGCATTATTCAACTCAAGATATGGATGGTACAGTAGCTTATATGCTCTCAGTCAAGGAGATGTTACAAGATTTGATTCCATCACAAGATTACCAATTAATCAATGTTTAACATATTTAACATTCGAAAAAGAAAAGAATAAAATAGAAGCTGATTTAATTAAAAGACAGAATAGATGACATCACATTATTACGAAATAACACAAGCAATTAAGAACCAATTAAAGGAAGATTTATTTGTAAATACAGTTACTATAGGAGACATATTTAAAGTTGATTTAAACAAGCTTACAATCTTTCCTTTGAGTCATATTATAATTAATTCAGCTACTTATTTAGGTTCAACTTGGAGTTACAATGTATCTATATTATGTATGGATATAGTTGATGAAAGTAAATCATTAACAACTGATATATTTTTAGGTAATGACAATGAGCAAGATGTTTTAAATACGCAATTAATGGTAGTTAATAGATTCTTGGAAGTTTTAAGAATGGGTAAATTTGGAGATGATTATGAATTAGCAGGAACACCTTCTTGTGAATTTTTTACAGAAAGATTTGAAAATAAAATGGCAGGAGTTACAGTTACTTTTGATATGGTAATTCAAAATCAAATGAGCAAATGTTAGAAGTTGAAAAGACTTTAAAGAAATTTAGGGATTATGTTATCCAACAATCAAGAAGCAATCTAACTAAAGGTGGTAAAAATAGTTCTAAAGAATTATATAATTCAATCGATGGTGAAGTAGTTACTGAAAATGGATTTAGCATAGTTGGTTTTACAATGGCTGAATATGGTGCTTACCAAGATAAAGGAGTTTCAGGTAAGATTAAAAAATATAATACACCATATAGTTATAAAAATAAAATGCCACCTGTAAAAGCATTTGATAAATGGATGGTAAGAAAAGGAATAGCACCAAGAAATGAAAAAGGAGAATTTCAATCAAGAAAAGGTTTACAATATGCAATAGCAAGAAGTATATTTTTAAATGGAATTAAACCTTCTTTATTCTTTACTAAACCATTTGAAGCAGGATATAAGAAATATATAGATGTAGATTTAATAAAAGCATTTGGTCAAGATGTTGAAACAATGGTAGATTATAATTTAAAAGATATAAAATGAACATAGTAAAAATTTATAAAGGAGAAGATACAGAACCAACTTTTGTAATAGAAAGTACAGAAGTAATTGATTCAAGTCAATATGTAATTTTATTGGATTGCAAAGAAGAAATATATTTAGATGAAGAATTGATTAATACCATATATCATACAATATGAAAGTAGTAAAAGTAAGAAGTCCGTTTATAATTGAAGTAGGAGGTTATGGGTCAACACATATTGGAAGCAAAATAATATTATCTATTTGGAATAAAGGAACAGCAGAGCCTACTTCTGGAAATGGGTATTATGAATTATCAAAATCAAATCCAAGTGCAACACAAAAAGAAACATATTACAACGTTTCTAATTATGTGAGAGAATTTATAGAAAATATAAAGCCTACTAAAATAGTAAGTTCACCATCTTACGAAGATAATAATGAATGGGTAAATTTTAGAGTACGTAAATCTTGGGATAATGGAACAACTTATACAGAAATTTCTAATGTAGTATATGTAGGTGTTAATGGATTTACAACTTATACTCAAGGAGTTAATTCTATTATCGATAGTACAACTACTGGATTTTTATCTAATGATTTAATTTCAAAAAATATATTAAAGTCAAGTTCATCTTTAAAAAATTATGGTAATTGGATGGGTGAATTTACAGGTAGTAATTCGGTAAATATTGTTTACACTAATTTATCGAATACTTATACCATAACTCAAACAGTAAGCGGATTGAGTGGGATATATAATTTAAAAATACCATTAACATTGCATCCAACAAATACTAATTTTCAAGACGGATGTAAATTAACAGTTAATTATTTTAATGGTGGTACATTATTAAATTCAGATGTAGTTTTTGTCAATTCAATTGAAGAATGTAAATATACACCAGTTGAATGTACGTTTATAAATAGATATGGAGGTTGGGAATTCCTAACATTTTTCAAAGCACAAAGTAACACAGTTACATCAAAAGGAGCAGATTACAAATTAACTCAAGCTAATATAAATTATAATCATTCAATAGGTCAATTCAAAACATTTAATCTAAATGGTAAACAAACTATAAAATTAAATACAGGTTTTGTAGATGATAATTATTCAGAATTGATAACTGATTTATTATTATCAGAAACTGTTTTGTTAGATGGTAAACCTGTAACAGTAAAAACACAAGGAAGCGAATTAAAGACAAGTTTAAAAGATAAACTAATAAACTACGAAATGGAATTTGAATACGCTTATAACCTTATAAATGATGTTGTATAATGAAAGTAGTAGGTATATATATCCAAGATTCAGAAACTTTAGAATACAATAGAGTTGATTTATTTGATGATGAGAAAATAAGTGTTACAAGTTCTATACAAAATATAAATGATATTGCTAAAACTTATACAGACTTTAGTCAAACATTTACAGTACCAGCGACAAAACAAAACAATAAGATATTTAAACATTGGTACGATAACTCAAATGATTTTCCATTTAGTACATTAGTTAAATCTAATGCTTATATTGAAATAGATACTATACCATTTAGAAAAGGTAAGATTCAACTTGAAAGTGCAAATGTAATTGATGGTCAAGCACAAGATTATTCAATTACTTTTATTGGAATATTGGGTAACTTAAAAGATACGTTTGCGGGTAAGTATTTAAAAGATTTAACGAGTACTGCTTACGATTTTGAGTATACTGCTGATAATGTAGCACACGATATTTTTGGTGCTGCAGTAAGTACTGATGTAATGTTCCCATTAATAACATCAGGTAGAAGATGGAATTACGGATTAGGTAATGTTGATGATATAAGTTTAGATACAAGTCCAATAAGATACAATGAATTATTTCCAGCTATAAGATTGAGAGCAGTTTTAAATATGATTGAAACTCAATTTGGAATTAACTTTGATGGAACAACAGAAGAACCAAGTACTTTTTTAAGTGATGCAAGATTTACAAATGCTTATTTATATTTAAATAATGCTGAAGAATTTAAAACAGACTTATTTCAACAAATTGATTTTACAACAAAAGGAAATTTAGAAGATTTACCGGGAGTAACTGTAAATTTAGACGAAAATTATTTTATAAGAGCAAATGGTGGAAATACAATAATTACAATTACACCTCAAACTGGATTTACAACTGTTCCTTATACTGTTAAAAGATATTTAGACGGAGAAGTTTGGACTACATACACAGATAGCGATGGAGGTACAAGCACATTCTTTGTCAGAACTGATGCAGATAATAAAAAACATTCATTTTATATTGAAACAACTCAAAGTTTTGAATTTGAATTTCAAATACAGATGGCTCAATATGGACAAGTTAGTTACACAAAATCTGCTACTATGTCACCTCCTCAAATACTTTCATCAAATTTATCAATTATTACACATTTCCCCGAAATAAAAATAGAAGATTTCTTTTCTGGATTATTAAAAATGTTCAATCTAACTTGTTATTCAAGTGATGGAATAAACTATACAGTAGAGCAATTAGAAAGCTATTACAATGCTGGTTCAGACATAGACATAACAAAGTACGTATTACAAGATAAGAAGGCTTTAAATCGAGTTAAAACATATAAGAGAATAAACTTTGAATATGAGAAGTCAGAATCATTTATAAATGTAGATTTTAATTCAAGAACTGGTATTGAATACGGTTCACTTTATTATCAAAATAATCCAATAACAGAAGGTGAAGAATATTCTGTTAAGTTACCTTTTGAAAATTTAAACTTTAGTAAATTAAGTGGATTTTTACAAGTAGGATATTGTTTAAAAACAGATTTACAAAAGTATATTCCTAAGCCAGTAATTTTATATGATTATTCTCGTGATGGATTAACAAATTGCCCAACCGTTTATTTTTCAAATGCATTAATTGGAAATGGAAGTGGTTACAATCAATATAAAGCATTTGGTCAAGAAACTTTGGCTTATAATACAACTTACGGATTAAACTTCCCACCACAACAAAGCACACTAACATTAGAAATTATAGAAAATGGATTATACCAACAATACTATCAACAATACTTTGCTAATATATACAACTATAAAGCACGATTAATTAAATTAAGTGCTATACTACCAACAAGTGTATTAACTACGCTTAAATTGAACGATAGTATCATTATACGTGATTCTAAATATTTAATCAATACTTATACAACAGACTTAACAACAGGATTAGTTCAATTTGAATTGTTAACAGATGAAAGAGTAAGGATAGATTTACAAGAAGTAAATACTTTTATAGGAGGTGTATCATCAACTATTTCTACAGATTCACTTCTTGCTACAAAACTTGGCATATCAGTATCAGCAATTTCTAAATTTTCAATAGATGGTAGTAATATAAGTTGTAGAATTGAAGGAAATTATAATATACCAGCATCAGCTTTTGCTAACAATACTAATATAACTTATTTTGATGATTCAGATGGATTAGTTAATATTATAAATAATACTGCTTTTTTTGGATGTACAGCACTATCTTATATTGAATTTCCAAATGTTACCAATATTATATCAAGTTCAGCAGGTGGAACAGCAGGAACATTTCAAAACTGTACATCTTTAATTTCTTTTTCAACTCCTAAATTAGTTACATTAAGCGGTACTGGGTCTGCTTTTTTCGGATGTACATCATTAATATCTTTATCATTTCCTTTATCAAATACAAGTATTCCAACAACTACTTTTTATAATTGTTCATCATTAACTTTGGTAGATATTAATATTAATGGAAATGTTGGTGTCCTTGCTTTTGCAGGTACAAAAATAACAAGTATTAACTTATCGAATGCTACAAGTATAGGGAATGATTGTTTTAATAGTGTGACTACTTTAGTTGGTGCAATAAATGCTAATTTATGTACAAATTTAGGTAGCAATTCTTTTAAAAACACAAGAATTACAAGTATATCGTTAAACTTATTAACTCATATAAACGTTAGAGCTTTTTACGACTGTATATCACTAACTTCTATTTCTATTCCAGAAGTATTGACAATAGATAGCTCGAATGCAGGTGGAACAGCAGGAACATTTCAAAACTGTACATCTTTGACATCTTTTATAGCTCCTAAATTGACTACAATACAAAATAATGGATATTTTTTATTGGCAAGTTGTTCAAGTATAAACACTATATCAATGCCTGCACTTACAACATTAGGTGGAACAGTTGGTGATAATTATATTTTTTATCTTATAAAAACAGGATGTACAATAACAGTCCCTATCGCTTTTCAAACTAATAATAGTGGTAGTCCTGATGGAGATTTACAATATGCAATAACAACAAGAGGAGCTACAGTAACATATATATAAAACACTAAAACAATGATAAAGCACATATTAGATTTATTAGCATTAGATGAATTTTACGGACAAAGTAAATTGATTGAAATAGCTAAAGGAAAATATCAAAGACCAACAACATTAAAACAAGGATTTAACCAAATCAAAAGAGAAATAAAATGGCTGAAAAGAAAACAATAGAGTTAGAAATAAAATCTAATTTAAATGTTGCAGAAAAACAATTAAAAGATTTAGGAGATGCCATTAAAATAGTAGATAAAGAAGCTACTAATCTTGATGCTACATTTGAAGAAATTTATGGTGATATAAAACCATTAACTGCTCAAATGGGTGAATTGGAAGATAGACTTTATGAACTTGCTAAAGCAGGAAAACAAAATACTAAAGAATATCAAGATTTATTAAGAGAGGTAGGAAAATATAAAAGAATACAACAAGAAACAGATAAAGTTGTAGATGCTGCTGCACAAACAATGAGCAGTAAATTATCAGGGTCTTTAAATGCTGCTGCTGGAGGTTTTTCTTTAGTACAAGGTTCGATGGCTTTGTTTGGTGCTGAAAGTACACAAGTTGAAGAAGCTATTTTAAAAGTTCAAGCAGCTATGGCTATAAGTCAAGGTGTTCAAACTATTCAAGAAGGTGCTAAAAGTGTTACTGCTTTAGGCAATTCAGTTAAAAGTTATACAATAGTACAAAAAATTATTACTGCTGGACAATGGTTATGGAATGCTGCTATGTCTGCAAATCCAATAGGATTACTTATTGCAGGTATTGCTGCTTTAATTGCAGGAGGTATTGCCTTAACAAATTATTTTAAATCAAATGCAATAGCAGCAGAAAAAAATGCTGCATCTATTAAAGCAAATAAAACTGCATTAGAAAGTCAATCTAAAGCTGCTGATAGTGCTTCTAAATCATTACAAACAAATTATAATTACCAATTAGAAATGGCTAAAGCAACAGGTGCTTCTACTGCTGCAATTAGAAAATTAGAATTAAAATTAATAGATGAAAAAATAGCTTTTGCTGATTCAAGTAGAGAGATAGCTAAAAACACATACCATAAAAATTTAAATGCTTTAGCAAGTTTAAAAGCAGCAGATGCTGATGAAGAACAAATAAAATTACAAGAAGAAATAACAAGAAAATCATTAGAAGAATTTGGTAAACAAACCAAAAATTTAAATGATGCAAATGCTGAAAAGGGTAATATAATTAGAAAGCAAAATGTAGAAATAAGACAAGAGCAAACTAATCATAATAACGAATTAAGAAATAAAAATAAAGAAGCATCAACAAAAGCAAAAGAAGATGCTATTGCTGCTGCAAAAGAATTAGAAGAAGAACGCCAAGCATTAATAGGTAAACAAGGTGAAAGAGCAAGAGATGAATACGAAGCATCTGAAAAATTAATTAAAGATGCAAAAAAAGCAAATGAAGATGCTTTAAAAACTGAAAACCAAATAAAGGTTGAAAAAGAAAATGCTGATTTTGAATTAAAAAAACAAAGTTTATTACAAAAAGGGTTGTCTATTGAAGAAATAGAAAAAGAACATAAAAGAAAATTAGCTGAATTAGATACCGAATATTTTGCAAGTGAAGCAGATAAAGGTATTAAAAGTACTGCTGATGCAAAAGCACAGTCAGACGCTAAAATTGCAATAGCTCAAAAAGAAAAAGAAGGAAGAATACAAGCTGCTGATGCTGCTGCAAATACATTATCTGGATTATCTGAATTATTAGGTAAAGAAACTGCTGCTGGAAAAGCTGCTGCTGTAGCAAGTGCAACTATTAACACTTTTAGTTCTGCTCAAAAGGCTTATGATTCTACAGTTGGTATTCCATTTGTAGGTCCTGTTTTAGCACCTATTAATGCAGGTTTAGCTATTGCTGCTGGTATTAAAAATGTTAAATCTATTTTAGCGGTTAAAACTCCGGGAGGCGGAGGCGGTTCTGCTCCAAGTGGTGGTGGTGGAGGTGCTTCTACTCCTGCTGCTCCTGCATTTAACGTAGTAGGTGCAAGTCCAACAAATCAAATTGCTCAAACAATAGCAAATCAACAACAACAGCCTATAAAGGCTTATGTAGTTTCTAATGATGTTACAACTGCTCAAAGTTTAGACAGAAATATAATTTCAAGTGCTTCAATAGGATAAACAAAATAAATATAAATTAATTATAATTAAAAAAATAATATGAGAATAGTTGAATTAATAATAGACGAAACTGAAAAGTTAAACGGAATAGAAGCGGTATCAATAGTTGAATTTCCTGCAATAGAATCTAACTTTATTGCTTTGAGTGAACATTTAGAGCTTGCTAAAGTTGACGATGAAAAGAAAATTTTAATGGGTGCTGCATTAATACCAAATAAAAACATTTACCGTAAAAATGGCGATGATGAATATTATATATTCTTTTCAAATGATACAGTAAGAAAAGCAAGTGAATTATTCTTAATGAATAGCAATCAAAACAATGCAACATTAGAACACGAAAAGAAACTAAAAGATTTAAGTGTAGTTGAATCTTGGATAGTTGAAGATACTGAAATGGATAAGTCTAAAAAGTATGGTTTAAATGCTCCTGTAGGTACTTGGATGGTATCTATGAAAGTTAATAATGATGCTATATGGAATGACTTTGTAAAGACCGGAAAGGTTAAAGGATTTTCAATCGAAGGATATTTTTCGGACAAATTAGAAATGAGTTTAAATTTAAATAAAAAAGAAATGGAAAAAAATGTTATGATTGAAAAGATTAAATCTTTAATTGAAAAAAGTGAATTAAAGAATCAAAAAGTAGAATTAGCAACTATAACTTCAATAGTTAAAGAAAGAGAAAAAATTGCAGATGATTATTTAAAAGCACAAGGTATAGCAAGTAATGCAACAGGTCAATTAGATGCTATATTGAAAAACATAAAACTTAAAGCTACTTCAAATTTAAGTTCAATAGAAGAAGCTAAAAAACAAGTTAAAGATTTAGGAATCGAAAATCCAAAAGAATTAATTGACGCTGAAACAAGTGCAAAAAATTATATTAAAAGAACAGATGAATTTTTAAAGTTAGTAACTACACTTGGAAATTTTTAAAAAAAATAATGCTGAAATTAATAAATAAAATTATGGGAAAAACAAGTTCACCAACAGGTGGTAATAGAGGTTGCTTATGCAAAGATGGTAAATACTCGCAAAAATGTTGCAATGGAGAATTATCAGAACAAGGAATAGGAACTTTAGTTGGAGGTTCTACTGCAGTAGTTAGAGATGGAGCAGGAAATATAATTTCAACAAGAACAACGTAATTTATAACAAAGTGTTATAAAAATAATTATAATAAAAAATAATAATATGACAACTGAAAAATTAGTAAACGAGGCTTTGTTTGGAAAAACAGAATTAGCAAGTTTAAAAGTAGAATTAGCTTTAACAGATGCTATTAAAAAATATACTGCTGGTTACAAAAAATATAATGATGAAGGTTTAGGTTTAACTCAAAAAGGACAAAGAATAAAAGCAGAATTAAATGAAATTATTTCTGCTATGTTAAAATGGAGAGAATTAGGAGATAGTATTGCTAATGATATGTTACCTGAATTTAAAAAAATAGAAAATGCTGCAAAAGAATTAGGTATTGATGTTAAAACTATTCCTGATTATAAAGACGCTAATGATGCTTTTGTAAAATATTCAATGTTTGCAAGTAAAATGGAAGCTGAAGCAAACAAATTAAAATAAAACTTTAAATAAGTAAATATGAATGTAATTAATGAAATCAAAACTCTTTTGGGTATGGAAGTTAAACTTGCTCAAATGAAACTTAAAGATGGAGTTACTGTTATAGAAGCAGATGCTTTTGAAATGGATAACAATGTTTTTATTGTAAACGGTGAGGAAAAAATTCCTGTACCTGTTGGAGAATACGAACTTGAAGATGGAATGATTTTAGTTGTAGCAGTAGAAGGTATTATTGCTGAAATTAAAGAACCTGTTGCAGAAGTTGAAGAAGCTCCTGAAGTAGAAGAAGAAGTTGAAGCACAAGCTGCTACACCTGCTACTCCTAAAAGAATTGTTGAATCAGTTTCTAAAGAAATGTTCTTTTCTGAAATTGAAAAACTACGTACTGAAATTGCTGAATTAAAATTAAGCAAAGAAGTTGTTAAAGAAGAATTAAGTTCTGATGTTGTTGTTGAACCATTAACACATTCACCTGAAGTTAAATCTGAATTAAAATTAAATAAAATATCAACTAATCGCCAAATGACTACACAAGATA